GTTCAACTGGTCCTGTTGGTCCTACTTCACCTTGAGGTCCTGTTACACCTTGTGGTCCTTGTAAGGCAGGAGATAATGATGTAATTACTTGAGAAATTGTTGTATCTTCAAAGTGTAAAGTCATTGTTTTACCTCCAAGGTTTCTTGCATAAAATTTAACAACAATTGTATCAGTCAATGCAACACTACTGGTTGGAATTGGAACTGAGAATAAATAAAGTTCAATTAATGTGCCTTCACTAATTGGATGAGGCACTGATGTGTTTGATGCAATTAGTGTTTCAACACCACCAGTTGTTCGTGTATAAATATTAACAAATAATGTTGGTGTTCCACCATTTGAACTCATTGAAACATATTGCTCAAAATTCCAAGATCCGCTCGGTATATTCGTTATTCCTGGGTCTCCAACTATTGTAACAAATTCCTCAATCAGCTGGTCACCCGCACCAGTTGCGGTTTTAGTAGTGCCTGGACCAATTACGATATCTCTACCCATTTCATAATATCCAGCAACTGATCCTGCAATTGATGGATTGAAATAATAAACTAATCCTGTTGAAAATCCAGCCGCTCCTTGAGATCCAGTATTACCTTGAGGTCCTGTTTCACCTTGATTACCAGTATTACCTTGTGGTCCAGTTTCACCTTGATTACCCATAAAACCTTGAGGTCCTGTAAAACCTTGTGGTCCAGTTTCACCTTGATTACCTGTAAAACCTTGAGGACCTGTTCCTCCTAAAAATCCATCAACACCACTTGGTCCTTGAAAACCTTGAGGTCCTGTAAAACCTTGAGGTCCTGTTGAACCTTGTGATCCTGTTGAACCAGGTGTTAAAACTATATTATTAATTTGGTCTTGTAAATCAATTATATCGTTCTGTATATTTATAATTACAGGACAACCTTCAATTAAAGTACAAATAGATTGTGTCACAGAACCAAAAATATCAGTTGTAATAGTTGGGTAAAAAGGAATGTTATCTACTGGTTGATTACAATATGTATATCTAAATGGATATCTTAAAGTAATTTCAGCAGTAACCTTACTTACAATAGCATCGTCTGCCTCATATGTTGTTGAAATTACAGCATCACCAACCATTTTCATTTGATTAGCAACATAATACGGGTGAGTTGAAAGTTCCGATATAACAGCCAACATAATTTCTTGACTATCACTTACGGTCTGTAATTCATTATCTTTTGACGAAAGTAATTTGTCAGCAATTGTCACCTGAAATGTTGTTTCCATAGAGGCATAACCACTTTTACTATCTCCATTTGGTGTCACTCTAATATCATTAGCTTGAACGTACATATATGGAAATTCCTCCATAATGGAATTAATCTCGTCATTACCACCAAATTGGAACCTACCTTGAAGATCAAAAGAACGGATTGCAAAGTCCTTGAATATCGCAACTGCCCACTCTGTGTTCTTCATATTATTACTTGCTGGAATCATATCTAATTTTATTTTTTAATATCTTGAAATACCATTTTGAGCATCCCTAATCTTTTGTTCGTAATCATCTCTCTCCTTAAAAAAACTTAACCAATTCAGGCAATCTATAATCAAAAGTTCATACACTTGATCTGGATTATAATTAAGTTCCTTACATATTCTATATATCATTGAGTGCCATACCCAGTCGTCGTTCAGTGATGCCGATTCTTCTTTTTGTGCTTTCTTTAAGAATTTATTATCCTTAACTTGCTTGGACTTTTTACTCGGTCCAAAGAGCCCTGAGTATTTGTCAAAGAAGATGAACCGGCGCCAGCGAAAAAAGATTGTACTATCGGCCAGTATATTCCAACCATTAGTTTTTCTTTAAACAGGTTTGCTCTCTTTTCAATATCTACCATATCTTTTAATTTTTCTATCTTACCATCAATTACTGGTCTGATTAGTACTGCTGCAACATAATGAAAGTTTTCCTCTGCATCAGGTCCGTTTTGAAATACTTCTAATGAAATGAATTCACCAGCTGACATCATCTGCATACTTGTTGGTGAGTATTCAACTTCATCAATTGTTATAACTGAAAGGACATTATCCTCTGACGGCATTTTAGACGCCCAGTCCAACATTTCCGACAATTGTTTAAAATCATCCATTGGTAATGAAAGTATAACATCCTCCGGCATATCTGTCATTGCAACTAATAATGCTGATGTCTGGTCTATATTGGACTTAAAACTTTGTTTTTGTAATTTGTTTAATTTCATTAAATTACCTAAGCTAACATCCGACCAGTCCGATGGTAAATTAAATTTAACTTCGTCAATTTCTATCTTTATCATACTCTAAATATATTTTTTTTATTTTTTGTTTTTCATATTATATATTATATTCTAAAAACGTGTTTTAGTCAATTTTCATCCAATATAAAAAGGTACAGAACCTGAACTTTGTTTATTATATTGAACTACATATCTTAATCCATCTATTCCGTGGTTCCATTTATCTATTGGTTGTCCTGATGTTTTATCAGACCAAGAATAGTTATTAAATTCTTTTATAAGGTTTATACTACTCCTATCAATTATAATTTTATAATCCATCATAAACATAATACCTTCCTTAACAGACCCAGGTTTTTTCATTGTCTTACGAATATTTATTCCTTGCTTATTAATCTCCTCAATTAATCTACCCTCAGCACTATCAGCAATGATTAATGAACCTTCTGGTAGGTTTCTGTATTCATTTACAAAATCTTGTGTAACCATCCTTTGTCTATGAAAAATTTCTTTAACATAAATTGTATTATTATCAAAAGCAACAGCAACACAAGTTGATGGATCTATTGAAAATCCAAAGTCGGATCCATATAAAACCTTTTCAGTTTCTCTATAATCACCAATTTCCCAGTTATTAAATACAACTCCTTCTGCCTTGTCTAACCAAGAACCCATCATTATATGTTGGAACCTATTTGGATTAGTTTCTTGTAAATATTCAATTTGACTTAAAATGGATTCATTTATATTTTCTAAATTATCTAAATAAGATGTATGAATATAAGTTGCCTTGTCACCAACATAATTAACTCCTGGTTGTACTCCCATATCTTGAAAAAATCTTTGATAAATGAAATGCTCCTTTGTTGCTGGGTTCATTATAATTATAACCCTATTTTGATTATCTTTTGTTCTTATAGACAAATCTATTTTATCAAATATATTTTCATCTACCAACTCCTCAGCTTCATCTAAAACCCAAGTTGTTATTCCTTCAATAGATTTTAGATTAGCGGTCTGTATTCCTGATGATGTTTTCATACCTCTAAATAGAATTTCCGATCCAGTGAGTTTATTAATAATAGATGTTTTAGTTATATCAAAATGTTCCGATATATCTAATAGTTCTATCTTTTGTAAAAATTCTGGTATAATTGATATATGAGCTGAGCTCATTGTATATCTTGTAAAAAGTATTTTATGACCTTTTTCAAATGTCAGCATCAATAAAAAAGAGGCCACTGAATATGACTTCCCACTTGCTCTGCCACCAGATATAATAAAATATCTTGATTTGGAATATATTAAAGGTTTATATTTATTCTTCAGTACTATTTTCATCTTCAAATCCGAACATATTTTTAAGGTTTATATCTAAACCACCAGATATATTAACATCAGACGAATCAACATAACCTCTTTTTCTACCTTTGTATTTTATATAAAACATAATAGATGACCTATCACCTTCTCTTATATTTTGAAATAGTTTATCCTCAACAAAATCTAAAGTGATTTCATTTATATCATCTACACTTTGTTTAAAAATATCATCAGTTCTACAATAAATATAAAACTGGTTTCTACTTATACCAACTTCCTCACAAGCCTTACTTACAATTCCTAAATGTTTAATTAATGCTTTAATTAATTTCTCCTTGTGTAATTTAGGATTATATTGCTTTTGCTTAGCCATATTCTTTTTTATTTTATATTAACTCGTAATACGTAATCATCATCACGTATAATTCATTATTCACCACCAGTTGCAGGCTTTCCACCTTTGTTTCCTTTAAAAACTTTTGTACTTCCTTCTCCAGACCCGGCAGGTTGTTCGCTTGTATTAGTTTTACTTTCATCTTGTAATGGATTTTTTTCTACATAGTTTATTAAGTCATAAATTGCTTCTCGTATTGAGCTCGGACACTCCCAGCAAATTTGTTTTTTTAAATGACTACAATATTTTCCGTGCATTGACCTTGTAAAATTTATATCACTGGGTGTTATACGATCTCTGTGTTTTAAATTACTAATCTTGTTATAATCCTCTTTCATAATTGTTTAATTTTTTTTTAAGCTCTGAATACATTAGTTTAAAGTAGCTGGTACATTTACATTGTATATAGCCTTCAACATTATCATCTTTTCCAAATATATCTATATAAGCTTTTAATATAAGTGGTTCAAGCGATGGTGGTATTCCTCCACGAGCATCCACCATTTTAATCAAGTCCTTATACTTCATTATATCTTTCATATTCTAATTATATTAAAATTTCTATCATATACATCAGCAACAAAACTTGCTGCAATTGCAATGATTATATTTTGAGTATAAAAAAGTGTCAGCCAAAATGTACTACACTTCGGACAGCTAACCAGTTTATATAAATATAAATATATTCCATAATGTTTTAATGGTTTTAAAATCCATTTAAACGGTTCAAAATTTACTGCGAACCAACCCAGTAAAAATCCTATTAATATTTTTTCAAGATATATCATTTCTTAAATTTATTATATTTTTCATAGTTTTCAATTCTTGTATCAGCAATCTTAAAATATTCAGGGTCCATTTCCATACCAAGAAATTTAAACCCTTCAAGCTGTGCCGCAACACCAGTTGATCCTGAACCCATAAATGGATCTAAAACTATTCCACCTTCTGGTGTTATTAATCTACATAGATAAGCCATTAAGTTAATTGGTTTAACGGTTGGATGTGTATTCTTTTGTGACACTGGTCTCGGTTTATAAGCCACATTTCTTTCATCTTGTCCTTCATCTCTACCTTCAATGATTTTGTCCTCAAATCCATCCAAGCCCATATTCCTCTCAGCCTTTGACACTTTCGCTTGATAAAAAAATCGTGAGGCTCCACCTGATGTTGATTGCCAATTTTTTTCACTTCTATTACCAGTTTTCCAACCACCAGGTTGTATAGTATTTGTATTTGTTTCTTTTCTACTAAATTCACCTGATTTTAAAAATCCACTCTGTTCGTCTAATAAATGACACGGACAATTCGGATCGGTGTGAGTGTCTCCTTTGTCGTTATAATTGTCTATACCATCTACCGACTGATCTTTAAAATCACCATAACAAGTATCACCTAATGTTCTATTTCTATTTGTCTTTTTAATCTCACCCTTCTCACCTTTAATCACTTCATCACATATACACTCTAAAATTATGTTGGCAGGAAATCGGCCTTCTTGCCACTTATCATCACTTGTTCCTGTTCCATAACCGACCTTAGCAAATCCAGTTCCCAAAAAACCTACAGGCTCATTTTTTAATTTTGTAATACTTCTACTTGTATCTTCACCATCTTGTAATCCAACCCTACAACCATCTATATTAATTCCACCAGTACCCCACTTCAACACGTTCTCAGCAACTGACTTCTCACTTAAAGGTTTTCTTGCAACACAAATAGGTTCGTTTGCCGGCTTTAAGGCAGTTCCCCAACCTTCATATGGTGAGGTGCCTTTGGTTATATTTGGTCTAGGTGGTGTTTTCCATTTAGTATTTGTTTCATAATCACCAGAATCACTACAAGGTCTAGCTGCTGGATTTCTACCTAAATCTTCTCTATCATTACCTTCAAGTTTATCAACAGCCTTACCGATGTTGTGAGATTTTGGAAAACCTGAACCATAAATCCACTGGATCTGGTCTCTAATTTCAAAACCAGCATCTTCTATATTCACAACCATCCTGTGATACGTGCGTGTTCCACCGAAACTTAGTATATGGCCTCCAGGCTTCAACACTCTATAAACTTCGGTCCAGAATTCAACCGACGGAACATCGTAGTCCCACTTTTTATTCATAAATGATAAGCCATAAGGCGGATCTGTGACTACACTATCAACTGAATTATCAGGTAGCTTTTTAAGTGACTCTATATTATCACCCAACATTAATTTTGTTTTTTTCATATTTCTAATTTATTTTTTAATCTTTCTACACTGAAATTTGCATAGGTTTCATTTAATTCAAAACCTATTGAGTTTCTATTTAATTCTTTTGACGCCATTGATGTCGTTCCAATTCCACTAAATGGATCCAAAACCAAATCACCTTCATCAGTTAATAGTTTAATGAAATAACTTGGTAACTCCTTATGGTATGGTGCCGGGTGTTTAATTGTATTATCTTTTGAGCAACCAGCTGTTGAAAATCTAAAAATATTATCAGGTCTAACTTTGTCTGGTTGTTTTCTTTCAACAAAGAAAAATTCACTATCACTATTACGATTTGGGTATTTTATAAATTTTTTATTAGTTGCATCTTTTGGCTCTTTAAAAACCCTATCCATATAAAACTTCATTTCGTTTTTATCTTTGCAAAAATGGAATATCCACTCTGTCATATTTCTAAACCTTTTAACACCACCATTTGGAATACCTGCTTTTTTATACCAAATATAATAGTCATACATTTTTAATTTTGATTCATTTTTACTAATCAAATCAAAGATAAATGTTGATCTATATCCATCAACACATTTATCATTTATATTCATTATAAAACTACCTGATGGTTTTAACACTCTATAAATTTCGTCAAATAGAGGTAGCAACCAATTACAATAGTCATCAACTTTCATAATAGACACTTTCTTTCCATAATTAACAATGTCTGCATATGGTGGGCTTGTTATAACCAAATCAACTGAATTATCTGGTAATTCTTTTATTAGATCAAAACAATTACCTGTTATTATTTTTTGTTCCATTTTCATATTCCTAATTCATTTTTTAAGCTTTTCATAGTGAGCTTAACACTATTATAGACATACATATGATCCATTTTCAAATCATCACTTAAACTATACATCTTTTCAATATTCCTATAACTTAAACCTTTAATTGTTTTTTCCTTTTCATCACACCACCAATTATAATAATATGACCTAAACAAGAAAGCGTCAAACCAATTTGTTTTATTAACTAAAAAGTTTTCAACCTTTTCATAAACTTCATCATCATCAATTTCATCCTCTTTTTCAAATATAAAATCATTTTCAAAAGTAATATAACTTCTATACATTTTATAAAATTCACTTGTTGATGACTGATATTGGTTTTTTAAATATCCATAACAATAAAACAATAGTTGTTTTCTTTCTATAAGTCCCACCAGTTTATCTTCTTTCATCTCAAGTAGATATAGTATTAACTCCTGTTTCAAATCATCCCTAAATCTTTTGTTCGGACAAATTTTATCTAACATATCGTCAAGCTGAGGACTTTCATAGAATTTAATTAATTTATTCTTCCAGTCCATTATCTATATTATTTTTTTCATTGAATATATCTACAAAGTTTCTAAAATTACTACACATTTCATATTCCTCTGCTTTAATTAAATATTGAAATAACTTCATATAAAATTCTGTAACATAGTCATAACACTTGTTAATTTTTTCTATATTTTGCGAGCATTCCAACATACCTTCAAAATAGTCCAAAAAAGATATTGTAAAACTTTCAATGTTTTTAATACTTAAAGTCACATCAGTGCTTAAAATTTTACACATTAAAATCATTGCTGACATATAGTCAAATAGTTCTCTATCCTCTGGTTTAGTTTCGTCAAGGAATTCAGGCATATCCGATGCAATTACATCAATCATCATATCTATTGTTGTATTCATTATCATTAATTAATTTTTTGAGTTGCAACGCTTTATCTACCATTGTATGTAAATGTGACCTATATAAGTCAATTCTGTCTATATCACCTTCAATTGCCATATTGGTAATATATTCAGAGCTTTGAATAATATGTCTAATACATTTTTTGTATTCATCTTTTAAATAGCTTGTCTGTTTCATAGTTCGTTTTTCTTTTATATATTTAGTTCTAAAAACGTCTTTTAGTCATTTTCGTGCTCAACTCTTTCAACTCCTTCAAGTCATTTCTCAATGATTGTATAATCTTTCTAACCCTTGCGCAAGCCGTTTTATTACCCATAGTACATAAATTAACTTCATTTTCTAAATTATATAATTTTCCTTCAATTTCAAAAGTTTCAATATGTTCCAGGAATTTGTCTAATATTTTAATATCATCGTTCATAAATGCATTGAGGCTTTTTTTTTATTTACAAGTTTCCTGTTTGCTCTATCACTTACCATATTAATTAGTAATTCATCAGGTACATCTTTTAATTCATCATTATAAAATTTCCATATTGACTTCCACATTTTATCTAATTGTTTATTACCAGCCATTGTTGAATAGTCATAAACGGACCTACAAATCTTTTGATATATTGTAATCATTTGGTTTAAACCTTTTAAGTCAGTCATAAAATTAAACCTAATTTGTTTTTGAACCCACTTTTTAATTTCCAATAGTTCCTCTCCTGATATTGGTAATCTTGCAAGCCTCATATAATCAGCCTCACAAGGATTACACTTCCTTCTATAATTTGGTTCTTTTTCATCACCGCATTCACTACAAGTATCAAATGTATAATTCTTAGCTCTAATCAAATGACATTTATTACAAATCTTTTTGAATCTAATATTTCCATTATTTGGATCTATGAAAGATGCGGTTGGTTCTCCACAACTACTACACTCTCTATAATCAGTCAAAGTATTCCTTTTCATCTTCTTCTTTTATGTTTTCATCCAATAGGATTTTTAACTTCAAATCCCTTATATCGGATTTTAATCTTGTAATTAGTGCTTTGTCATCATCAATTATTTCCTCAAAATCTAATTGTAATTGTAATGACTCTATTTTATGCAGGTTCCAATTTGGGTGCCAGTTTTTACTTTTCATAGGTTATATATTTAATTTTTAATTCACCATTAGAATATAATTCCAAGTTGTTTTGTTCGTTGATGATTAGTATTCATAACCTCAACTGCCTTTGTATTAATATAGTCACCAGTTTTAATGTTATATCTTTTTCCTTTTGTGTAATCTATTTTAGTTAATGATTTTAAGGCTTTTCCTTTGCTTTTATCAGTTGTTGAGACCCAATGCATTTCCTCCACCCAATTAAATTCTTTTTGTAATTTATCCAAATCAAAAAAGTATGAACCTTCTGGTGTTATATTAATATAAATTAACCTTGTTTTAACGTCCATATAACAATCCTTTTTAGTTTTAGTATCCATTTGTCGTTTAACTTTTTTAAGGTCGTTAAACTTAATCTTTTCAAGTATTAGATCATTATAAAATTTATCTCTAACTTTGACTTCAATTATCATCCTGTCAATTAATTTAGATGTTCCTTTTTCAAATCGTAATATAACACCTTCATATACTTCATAACCTTCAGCTGGTGTCATCCAAGTTTTATAATCGTATGCTGTTGGTAATTTATCAAATATTAGTTTTAAGTATCCGCGTTCAAGTAATGATTTTTCGTAAAATGCTTTTTGTGTTGAGTTCATATAATTTGTTTTTCTTTTATATATTTCAACAAAAATACGACTTTTAGTATGGGTGGATTTTTTATAGGAAAGTATTAAACTTACTGGTTTTTTTAAATATAAGTATTATAGTTTGTTTTATAAATTAACACCCAGCTACTCTACATTAGTTGGGTGTTAATTTTTGCTCATATATCATCTTCTCGTTATTTCGTCGTCGTTGTCTTGCGACACTCCTCACTCCTCGTTTTTAATTTTGATGATGTTATTAAATTGTCCTAATCATTTAAATATTTAGAGGTCCTTTTTTATTTATATTATTATATTATTATGTATATTATATTATATATCATAACTACTCTTGCTCACTTTTGAAAATTGATAAAAAATAAATGGGTAAAATATACAAAAATAGGTAAAGGAACGAGCAGTAATATAATATATAATTAAAATAAAAAACTATAATATGAATATAAAAATATCAAAAGATGTTAAAAAGGTTATTAATGATATGCCTTATAACAAAACCGTAAAAACTAATGCAATTAAAATATACGCAGCATTATATTTAAAATCGCACCTAAAAAATTCAAATGGTTATTTTCCAGTATCATCACAATACTTACAATCCATAAACAAAAGATATTACATTATAATGGATTACTTTGTAAAAAGTGGTATAATAGATTTTTATAAAAAGGCCTACCAAGATGATGATGATATATTCAACACTATATACAGAAAAAGTTATAACAAGGAAAAAGGTATATGTTCCAAATATAAATTCCTAATTAATACAGAGGTAGGTGATGATGTTGAAATTGATATGGTTACAAATAGATATAATAGATGGTATGAAATAATAGAAAATAGCCTTGTTGAGACAGGATTTGACGTTAAAATAACCAGGGACTCTTTTGGACGTAGGGTTCATCACTCTGCCATTAGAGAATACAAAAATGACTTTAAAGGTTATTATACTATTGACAGCGTATGTTCGCAACCAAGATTACTATATTTATATTTACAACAAAAAGGAATAGTTGATGATGCATACAAAAATATATTTGATAATGATTTGGATTTTTATAGTGAGATTGCCCACAAATTAAACCTTGAATCAAGGCAAGATGCAAAGGACCTTTTTATGTATTGGTTGAACGGAAATGGTTATGTACCTAATTTTAATATTCATATTATATTTCCAATTGTTTCATCATTTTTAAAAAACCTTAAAAAAGGTAATTATAAAAATTCAGGTTCATTACTTCAACGTATGGAAAGTAAAATATGGATTGATGATATACTTAATAATATTCCTTGTGACTTTGCCCTACCTATTCACGACTCTGTTATAGTTAAAGAAAAAGATGTTGATAATGTATTAATGTATTGTCAAGGTAAATATCCGCAATTAAAATTCAAAAAAGAAAAAATAAAATAAAAAAAGATTGAAAAAAGCGAAAAGGGGCACAACTATATTATATATATACTATATAAAAAAAACAATAACAATATGAAAGTATATGAAATATTTAAAAACGGAAAAATACAAATAGTTGAGGCAAAGAGTTTTATTGAAAAATCTAATAGGAAATGCATACTTTTGCGACTTTTCATTGACGGACAAGTTCAATGGACTTCACCTCACTTTGAGAAATTTACTGATATTGCCACTCGCTTGAAAAGAAATGAAAAAATAAATGAATTATTTTCATAAAAAGTCAAAAGGGGCGCAGATATATTATATATATACTATATAAAAAAGAAATAAATATTATGAATAAAAACATCGTACCATCGGAAAAGAAAGTTCAACTAATAGGTTTTATAGATTTCTATTCAAGCAAGTTCGTTAAAAAATCATTAATAGTTAAGGAACTTAATCAAATGAGAAATAAATATATTTACAAAGATATATGTTTAGATGAATTCAAAAAAGATAAAAAGTACCTAAAAGATGTTAAAGAAATTTTAGAGATGAACTAAACTTTTTAATATATAAACTATATAAATAATATACAAAAAATAAAAACAAATTATGAAATACGACAAATCAAATTTTACATCAATCTTAATTTATAAAGAGACAAAAGCAATGTTGAAAACTTATATGGAGGAATATCAAATTAAAAACACATTTGATATATCTTATCACAAAGCAATAGTATCATTACTTGACGAGCACTATAAAAATATTGACAATCTATTTGTGGAACAAAACGACAATAACTAAACACCGACATATAAAATTCAGCCGATTGAATTGCCAAATTATAATTAAATGAATTAGTCCGTGTAAATAAAAAACCCTCTAAATTAGAGGGTTTTTCTTTTTATAAAAAATCTTTTGTTTCAGATTCACCACGCTTGATAATTCTAACCAATTTTTTCCATATACCAACACCAGTCATTTTTTCAACACTCTCGTCAATGGATTTTAATTCAGTTATTGATATTAAGGCTGCTCCGATTTTAGTCACGGGCATTATTGAACCAAGTATATAAGTTTCAAAAAGAAATAAACTTATAATAGTTAATTGGTATAAAAACATTTTAGAAATTGTATTACCCATTTTACGGCTGGTAATTTGCTCGTTCATTTTGAGAGCTCTGTATATTCCAACTAAAAAATCTATAACTATTAAAACTCCGATTGTTAATAACATTGGTACTACTGGTGTAAATATAGAAATTGCTGCAACAAACATAGGCATTAAGTATTGTTTCATAAATTAAGTTTATTTTATAATAATGGTATTCCATTTCCTGGATTAGCTCCAAATCCATCACAATTTTGCGGATCGTCAAATCTACCACCAGGTACATAAATACCCCAAAAGTAATTTTGCCTTGATGACGGAATATTCTCAAATGTATTTACATAAAACTCCAAATATTCAGGAAATGTTGTTGTGACACCCATTAGATGTTTAGTTAATCTGTCCGTAAAATACTGAGCCTTATGCCTTATACTTGATGTTAAGTAATTAACTTCATTTAAGTCCGATGGATTTGAATTATCTGAATTTTGTTTTGAAATTGCTTTGTTGGTAAATTTATAATTAGCATACAGAGCAAATTCCATAGTAGCCCACCAAGTTAAGGCCGGCTGAATATATTGAGTAATCAAATCAATTTCATCAACATTTAAAGTTGTTGTACTGATTTTATCCATTAATGAATAGTAAAATTTAGTTCCTAAACATCTTTGAATATAAGTATCCTGAGCCGGCTTGATATAAACCGCAAGTTCATCTTCATTTACATATTGTAAAATAGGTGAGTTGTCCTTTAAATACTTCACGGTTATAAACGCTGAGTATATCATTTTATAAGGTATATTTTTTTAATATCAACGGCTCAATTAAACCATTGATTTTTGCAAGTTTATTTAAAACACTTTCAATATCACGTTGTCTATAATTTATATAAACTGCTTGATAAACACCTAAACTATCTTCAAGTTCTAATCTACCTCCTAATTGACCGGCAACAAATACTCCATATAACATCGGATTGATGACATTGTGAGCCACGAAAATGTTTTGTCTAATCAAATCATTTAATTCAGTATATCTTTTATCGCTGTCGTTCAGGTCAATTTTAGTCAATTCTGGTTTTTGATCCGTTCCATTACTAAATGCTAAAATGAATTTTCCTGCTCCATTTGGTCCAGTAAATTTATCTTGAATTTCTCTATAAGCTCTTTTCATTTCCTCTGGTGTTGGAACTCCACTATTAAATGATAATAAAAATCCAGCTGAGAATCCGTTCATAATTGAGTTTTTATGGAAATGAGCTATTTCATATTCCGATATAAACCAGTTTAATGAACCATAGTATTTTGGAACTGAATACCATTTATTACCAATTGAATATTTCTTATAATATAAAACCTGTGTTTTCTCCTTTTTGTATTCAGTTGAAAATGCTTGTATTCTCACTGGTGGGTTTCTCCTTAATCCAATAGACGACCAGTCCTCTGCCATCCAAAAGTATTGTTCTTTTTTAGATGTATAAAATTCCTTGTCATATCTTAATGATTGAATTGGAATATGGTAAATTTGAGCGATTTTAGTTCCATCACTATTCCATACAATACCTAATGAAAAACTATCAGTCACTTCATAATCCATTGTAATCTTTTTAGTGACTTCCTCAAGATTATCATCGTCAAATCTATTCAATATGAATTCTTTCAATGCATCGGATTCTAATCCAGTTGCCTCAAATCCATTTGCTGAGATCATATCAATTTTTCTATCTGTTATAGCTCTGTGAGTTATAGACCTTTCAGTAAATATATTAATTAAATATTCAAAAAACATATTGTCATCACCAAATTCTATCCATTGTTTTCTTGTTGTTTCCTTAACAACAGGTACTTCAATTTCATTGTTTAAATTAACAACTGAAAAACTAATTTTAGTTGGTTCTCCACTCTCATCAATTCTTGCTTCCATATTTATATTTTATTTTTAATAGTCGTTGATGTTGAATACATTAGTTGTATTAAAATCCGATTGTGTAAATGACTTATAAGAAAAATCATTTGGTCCTGATATAACTAATTCACCACTCCTTAAATAAGATGCTGATGCGATATTAAGGTCGTATTCGTATAATGTTTCATATATATTATATTGATATACTCCTGGTAAATTGTTTATAATACCTTGTGTTGGACCAACAGATTGTGTTGTTGATGTCAATATGAATTCATCATATATTAATTTTTCAGGCGATATATTGTCTGATGTAAAAAGTGTATTAACCTTTGATTGTTCGTTTATAATTTGAAAAATATAAAACGGGTTTAACAAGGTTGCCACTTTAGTCAGCCTTAAAATTGACGAGCCTGATGCTCCAAATGTTAAATGTATCATACTATAAATATAATTTTATATCAAAATGTTTTTAAAATAAAAAACCCTCTTATTATAGAGGGCCTTTTATATTAGAAATATGAAATTTAATTATGCAATTAATCTCAAAGCTTCTGCTTCATCAATAATATGAACTGGTTCTGGTTCAACTGCAACTAATGTTCCAGTAAAACCTGCCATATCACCAAAAGCTTTTCCTGGTCCATTTGTACCAGCTGAAAGTCGTGCTCCATTTAATCTACCCATTAATAGCCACTCGCCATTTTGAGTTTTGATTAGAACTCTAAACCTTCCTTGTGTCAATATTAAGAACTTAGCTCTTGTTGCTGCGTCCATTTTCTCCATAATGAAAGTTAATGTCTGGGTATTGAAGATTGTTCCAAATTCGTTATTAGCCGTCACTTCACCAGTTGCTGATGCTTGTTCCGTATATTGCTCAAATTCATAAAATGATGCAGTTGCATATGAGGTTGCTGTAATTTCAGCATTAACTCCATATGAATATGTTGTACCGATCTCCCAAGCCCCAATAGCAAGTGTCTGAACTCCACCAGTGTTGTCTCTACAACCAATTGTGTATCCTGTGTTTAATATACAAGCCATTTATATTTTTTTAATTTTTTGTGTCTTTTTATCTTAAAGAATAGCGGGGCTGACATAGCCCCACCTTCTTATCATATTTTATCCTTTGTAAAGAACTACTTGCTCAGGAAATGCTACTTGAGCTCCCATTTTAAATTTACTTCTAAAATAAACTAAATCCTGAAATCTCTCATACCACATTTCAAATGTTTCAAAGTCGTTCTCCAAATCAACT